AATCCAATTCTTTTACGACAAAGGCTTTAAATTTGTCGGACGTAACTCCTTCGGTTATATACTTGGAAATTATAAGTTTTTGTCTGTCGCCGAGGGCTTGGTATTTTTCGTTGAACTTTTTGACCAATATTTTAAACCCAAGTTTTCTGGTATTTCGGTCTTCGTTTTCCCATAAACGCTCGCTTTCGGTTTTTTCACTTTCGGGGGTTTTGCCACAAATGTGTTCGCTTATGTAATTGCGGGCCGTCAAATATCCATCTGGATCAGTGTTTTGACCGTTCTGGTTAAATACTTTGTAAATGGACGCGCTCAATTTATAACGATCCGACCGTGGCTTAAAAAATTCGTTAAGATCGTAAACCTTTTTAATGTCTTTTACAAGGTTATATTTTTCGGAATCCAATTTCTTATGGTCAAGTTTTTGCCATGCACGGGCAGAAAGTTCAATTAATTCCATTGGGTCGTTACCCGTTCGGTTGTTCAACGCTGTGTAAAGGTTGAGTTCCTTTAAAAGTTCGCTATCACGTTTAAAATGGCGTTTGACGATTGTCAATGCGTTTGAACGGTCACGGTGCAAGGCTTCCATTACCACTGCTTTACCAAGTAACTCGAAAATAAGTCCGGTATTTTTTAATTTATTGTGTGTCTTGCTCATATATCATCGCCCAATATTTGTTTTTCATCGAGCATTTCGATGTCGTTTGTTTTTTTGCTTTCGTTGATAATTGACTTTGTGGCTCGACGGGTTTTAATGTTTTCCAACCCCTTTAAAAATACTTCCATTTTGTTCAAATCTTTGCGTCCCATTGGATCGCGGCCAAAGTCTTGATCGCGGCGGGTTTCAAAACTGGATTTGAATTGTTGCGGCTTACCCGTGTTGTTTTCTCGTTCGTCCGGTGTATAAAGTTGTTTCAATTCTTCGTTGGCGTCGTGTATGTCGTATTTACGCGACACCTGCATGGTCGCAATGTCATGGGCCGTCCCATAAGTGCGGCCCGTTACGGCGGGGTCATTGCCCTCTTCCAAAATTTGCTGTAAACGCAATTTATGTTTTGCATCCTCAATAACCGCGTTACGCATACCTTTCCACTCATCCTCCGAAAAGCCGAATATATTTTCATATATATATTTATCGGACAATAAATTATCTTCCCGTATGCTTTTGGCCAAGTCAACTTTTGCAGTAAGTACATCGGTTTTTTGACGTTCAAAAACCAAACTTGGGTTGCTAAGATACAATTCAAAATTTAAAAGGTCGTCGGTACTAAAGCCCTGTACCTTTAAATGAACCAACGCTATTTTATAAAATTCCGAAACAAATATTTTTTGTATGCGTTCAATGGTTCTCGCAAAGCGAATGTCGTTTTGTGTCACGCTGCTACGGGTTTCCCCTTCGGCAGCACCCAAAAATTCCTTGGGTATCTTGACGCTGGCCATGAACTTTTCTTTAAAATACTCAACGTCCTCTTTTTGGCCTTCGTTTTGTAACCCTGGCAAAGTTTCTATGGAAGTCCCACTTTGTCCGCCGCGAACGGGCATAAAAATATCTTCCATGAAGTTTTGTAAGTTGTAACGCAGGTTATATTCACCCGTTTGAGGGTCAATATACGGAATTTTTTTCATTTCCGATGCAATCTGTTCCACATGCGCGTCAACTTCTTCCGGTGCAATGTTACCGATGTCAATTTTTACTATACGTCGTTCCGGTGCCCTCATTATACGGTGCAACAACATGGCGTCTTCCGCCAAACGCAATGCTTTCCAATCGCGTTTGCCTGGTTCTAAGATACTTCGTCCATACGGCAAAAAATTCGTATCGGTCAACAACCTAAAATGTGCAATTTCGTAGGCTTCATATTTATTCATGGAACTATGCAAGCCACTGATGCCTTCGTATTTAAATTGTACAATGTCTGGGTTTTCGTCCGTTCCGTCTTCACGAATCATTAGTGACGGGTGAATGGGAATTACATTTACAACCCCGTAGTCATCGTTTAGTTGCATGTATAAAAAACAATCCCCGTATTTGCACATGGTACGAATCCACGACCATAAATTAAATTCGATATTGAGCACATCATAAAATAGATTGTGCAAGATTTTTTTTATACGTTCATCGTCGGTTTTGATGACGATCAATTGGCCATGTGGGTCAAGCGTAGTGGATTCGTCCGCATAAATGTCCAACGCAGCACTCGCAAAGGCTTCGGTGTCCATTAATTCGTAATCTATATACATTTGCTTGCGTATGGCTTCCATTTCTTGGTTCGTAAAACCTGAACCATAACCGGAAACCGACGTTAGCGAACGTCCATTGGCCCAACGATGTCGCGGGGAATATGATTTACCGTTTCCCTGACTTTGACTTTTGTTAACGTCGTATGTCTTTAACCTTCCGCCTGGCAATTGCTTCACCACGACGTTTTGCGTGAAAATCTTTTTTAATAAATCCCGTATTCCTGCCATAAATTATATAAATATATTATTTAGATATAAGCCATTTTATTGATTCGCGTCGGTTGCCGATATTCATTTCCCATTGGTTTGACAGTATGTTTTCCGGCTTGTAAATTGACTTTCGGGTTCCTTGTATCGCCCGACGTGTAAGGTCAATGCCCATTTGATGCAAACGCAGGGAGGTGTCCCGAACATATAGGGCCATTGCCAACGCCATAACCAAATCGTCGTTGTATCCGCGTTGTGCTTGTGGTTTGCCGCCGATCCACACAAATACTTTAAGTTCGTTCAACAACCGACGGGAGTAAATCCCAATACCAAAGTCCCTAAAATAATTTTCCAATTTACTGACCAGTACCGGACGAATGCGTGTTGTCGTGGTCAGACCTGGAACCATATCGTCTTTTGTGGCCATATCATACGCACGACGCAAATGTATATTTTCATCCAGAAACGGATCGTTTTTGTAGGAATAATATAAATTAGGATATTTTAAGTCAATTGCTATTTGTACGGTTGACCATCCTATGTTTTTATTGTCAATTATCAATAAAGCACTGTTGTACTCCGTTGCAATTGACACCAGCATACGACCAAATGCTTGTGTGTCAATTTTGCCTTTATATTCCGCAACTTGTTCGCACGTTTCTACGTCAAGTACAATTGCGCCGGAATAATCTTCCCCATCCCCACGGGCGACATCTGCTGAAACAATATAACTATGTGTAACGTCGGGATATTTCCAAATCCACAAATCGCCGCCGATGCCGCGTTTTTCAATAGGTTCGGCTACCTTTTTATCATAAAACCCTAAAATTTCAGGTTCGAGTACCGTATTGCCGGAAGATAAAAATGAACATTCGCACTCTTGTGCCGCAATGCGTTTACCCAATTCGGAATCTTGCTCATCCCGCCATGCTTGATCCCTTTCGGGGTGCAAATGCCACGGTAACGAAATTGGTTTAAATTTAAATCCAGAATTAGAACTGTTTTCTTCTGCTTGTTGCCAAATTCTATAAAAAACCCCCTGTTGACCGTTTGGTGTGGACAGCATAACGCATTTACCGCCCGTCGAAAGGGTTGGCTGTGCGGACGCCCAAATTTCTTCTATATGGTCAATGTGCGCCGCTTCGTCAATAATTAAACATGAAAGCCCTTCGCTTCGTCCCGCATTCGGCGAACTTGAAACTGCTTTGATACCCGACCCGTTGGAAAAACTCAATTCCATACGGTTGTTCGTTACCACGCTAATGCCTTGTTTTATAAACGCGGGCAAATTCTCGAACATTAACTGCACTTTTGCGGTCAGGTTTTTGGCAGCATCTTGTTTTGTTGCTATAACAAGAATTTTAAACTCGTCATTGAACAACATAGAGTGCAAAGAAAACATCGCCGTCAGGGTACTAATACCCATTTGTCGGCTTTTAAGGATAATGCTGCACCTGTTGTCACGCATTTCGCGCAAGCAATCCTCCTGAAACGGGAACAAGTCAAAACTAATTTTCCCCTTTGTCGGGTGGGATATTTTACAATATTTTCTTGCAAAGTACGCGGGGTCAACTGCGCACCTAAGAAATTCGTCTTTTACAACATCCTTTAACGATTTTTGCGAAGTCAATTATCCAACCTCCCAAAGACTTTTTCTTTTAGTGTGCTGTAATCGTGGTCTATACGCTCCAGTAACGCCGATGCGTTTTCACTTGACCATGATTCCACTTCACCATTTTCACCCGTGAATGAAATTGATTGCAAACTACTTTTAATAATTTCAACTTCGGCGTCCGCTTGGCGGAAAAAACTGATGGCGTTTTGCTTCATTTTTTCAATGGCGTATTGGTCAAATTCCCCGCGCATTTTCATACGGGTTTCCATCGTCACGGTGCAATCATGGCACATGCCCATTATTTTTCTAAATTTAACATCCAAATGTGTTGGCTGTAAACATGTGCATTTTTCTTTTTGACAATTTGGAAAGGAATTTAAATATTGTCGTAATTTGACCATTTGCTGCTCTACATCGGGCGCATATCTACGTTTTACCCTGTAACCATCTTTTTGTTCCCACCAAACTACATTACCCTCTCCGACTTCTTCGCTCCACACGTCACCAACGTTGCGAGTTATGTTTGTATTTTTTGCGTCACTAAACCCAAATGTTTTACGGGTTTGTGTACGATGCTCCCCCCGTAACATTTTATTGAGGGCTTCGATGTTTTTAAGTTTTGACATTTAACTGTTTATAATTTGACTTTGAAGTTTTTCGTGTCCTTTATTACCATTTCCACCGGAAATTCAAACTGTACATCTATACCGGACTTTAATGTAAATTGACCGCAATACGCCAAGTAAGGTTCTGGGCTAAATATATCGCGCTTAATTTCCAAAGTCATCGTTGTACCAATAGGGATTTTATATTCATCCGTATTAGTGACATATTCCCGTGGAATGGGTAATTGGGTCAATTTCCTTGATTTTGTTGTTGCGTAATAAAATCATAAAAACGATCTTCGGGAATGCCCAATAAATCCCCAAATTTTTTAATGGCTTTGTATTTATCGCTTGGTAAATAAATTTTATCTAACATCTGTACAAAAGATGGGTTATTTTTTAATTTGTCCATCAACAATAAAGCATTTGCGCTTGCTTGTGCTTGTGGGTCAATTCCATTATCAGGGGGTTGACTTTGTACCAGTTCTTCGTATAATTTTTTGAGTGTTTTCATAAATTTTCCTTATGTTATAATTATGCCCGTTTAATGTAAAATTAACGTTTATAACGAATTAAACCTAAAATTTGGTTCAACGGGCCAAATGAACCAGTTAATTTTATTTGTTGCCCATTTGGGAAATTTAAAACCAACCCTTCAATGGCATTGAATTTTGCACCACTCTGTGTAAATTTTGTATTGTTTTTTCTGAACTTTTCCAACAAATCTTTGTCGAACGTATTGGACAGTTTACACATTTCCATGTACTTGTTTTTTATCAAATTGACTTTTTGTTGTTTTATATCGGTGTCAACGGGCGCAACCTGTGAAATAAAATAATTTCCAATTAAATATGAAAAATTCTCAATATCCATATATTCCATTGGATTGTTGTTTTTTATACTATCCAATGGTGTGTTGAGGTCAATTCCAGATTGTAACAACCACCCTTGTAATTGTTGCGCAAGCATAGAAAACCCATCATGCCATGTTTGTTGATTTGGTAAAACCCGTACATCGGCACTGCGCTCCACGCATTGAACGCCAAATACCAATGGCCTAAATTTTGGGAACGGAACCGTAGCGACTTCCATACCCTGCACATCGTAGATTTTAAACCCATGAACCATTATTTTTGTAACATCCCCGTACAAAAAAACATTGGCGTTGTTTGGGTCAAGTATTTCAAAATTAAGAAATACCAACGAATTTGGATATTGTAATTTTACGTTTTTATGCGCCATTGCAAACGTGGGGGTAAACATAAATTTACGGATGAGGTCAAACCCGTTCAAAAACGTTTTGTGCGCGGTTGGCTTATTGATAAACATTGCCGAAAGTTGTTCCCTCGTCATGGGGTTGATAACTGAACCTTTGTTGCGGCTGCACATGATTTGGCCGTTTTTAACGCACGTTTGCAAGTTGACGCCGTCATATTTCACAGTCGCGTCAAACCCCGATAAAAACAAATCCTTTATATTGGAAAAATAATCACATACCGTAAAATTTGGAATTTCATGTGGGTGATAAATATGTCGGTTGTAATTTTTAACAGTGTAATTTTCCAAATTCAAAACCGGACTCGGGGTTTTAAAATCCCGTTTGCGCATTATGGTTTTGGGCACGAGGTCAAGTTCATGGTTAATACGGTCAAATTTTATCAAAAACGGCATATTAATGTCCGTTTCCATGTCTTTTAAAACCGCTTCGTAACCGTTATTGGTAGAGGCAAGTTTGTTTCCGTAACGTTGACTGGTCTTGCGGAAAATATTTCTAAGTTCGTCTGCTGTTATCTGTGTTTGGTTGCGGGGATCGTTTAACCGTTGGAAAAAATGCGTACCTTTATATATATCTTGAAATTCAATATCAATGCCAAATTCTTTAAACAACCTGTCCGCATATTGTTCTATACGTTGCAATTGTGTTTTGGTAATTTGACTTTCCGTTAAATTAAATTTACTTTTAAGGGTTTCGTGCAAATCTTTACTGTACCAACCCATTATTGTTTTAAAGTCAATTTCATTACAAGTGGGTAAATAACCGCGTAGATAAGTTCCGTTTATTTCGTTGTTATCGTGGTTTAATTTGACGTTCGGGGCAATGTACAAATAACCATTGGTGGTCATTGGGTACAAATGCAACTGACCCATGTAAGGAATATAATAATGTCCGTAATCGGTGTTAAACCGTTGTTGGTCTTTTTCCCCTACACAAACTATTAAGGCCGTTTTGGGGTTTGCGGTTGTTCCAAAATCGGTCAAATTTGGTTTATACGGTTGTCGGCTACATATTATTTTATTGGAAGGAATGCCGTATTGTTCCATGTATTTGACTTTTTCATGGAAATTGAGCGGACTTTTAAGTTCGGTGGTCACGTCACTGGTAACAATATAAACACGTTCACGCCCGAATTTTTCACAAAGGCGATTATAAACCGCAAAATGATGTGGGCCAAAAACCTGAAACCGACCAGGGTAAATTACAATTTTATCCATTTATTTTATTATAATTTTTGTTCATAACGATACAAATCCATTTCCCCAACTGCATACGCTTGCCACGCGCTGCCGCTGCTCGTCAACATAAAACTAACTTGGACGTGACCCTCCGTCGTTAACCCCACAGGTTGTACGCGCAACCATGAATCCAGATTAGCCATAGAACCGATCGGTTTACCAAAGCCGCCAAGTTTTGAAACATCATCGCTTCCGGTAACTGCCGTTTGTCCAAACAATATAGTTTCGGATGGGTTGTTTGGATTTGGCATTATGCCGCGACCCTGATAAGTACCCGCCCAAACATATTTATCTATGGGGCTATTTATGCTACCTGTAACACCAACGACATTAAACACGATATTATAATTATAACCAATACTAACCCCGTCTCTGTATGAATAACCGTCGGTGGGCTGTGTAACGTCAAAAGTCAATTTAAATTCGTCCCCTAAATTGTCAAACGGCCCTTCTGCTATTGCTATTATACTTTTTTTAAATATTGTAGGTTTATAATCTTTTTTTGGCGCAACTTGATTTCCATCAAATTTAACCCCGTATAAATTTGTCGTTGTGTTTGACTTTGCCCCGTCGGGGCTTTGGTAATCAATTTTAAACGACAGCTCCGACCCTGTTACGAATAAATTGTCAAGTGGCGCAAGTATGCGGGTTTGATTTTGCGCATAAATTTCAATATCCTTTAAATTCCACTTACCGCGTCTAAAGGCAAATAACAAACCTGCGTAACCATCGGCGGCGGAACGTAATTTAAATTCACTGATTTTGTTTTTATTTTCCCGCGTCAAACTGCCTAAATAAGTACTTGCGCTCACAAATTGTAAACTCGAACTCGGTGTGTAATAAACGGGTTTGTAAATTGAATTTACATTATCCGCAATGCCCGAAAACCCAAACGAATATACATCCATTTGGGCACTGTTGGGTTGTTCCAAATCCCATTCAAATTTTACGGTAACGTCCGAATCCCTATAAATTTTATTAGAAAGGTGTAAGCCTTTGGTATTAAAAGCAGCGTAATCGGTACTTTCCTCGCCGTTCCAAACCTTAATACCGTTTATCAAGGAATTTGACCTCGATGCGCTCACATGGCCGTTGTAATTTTCCCAATACGTTTCAAAGTCAATAAGCCCGTTTTGAAAATTGCCTTTGGATTTTTCCTGTATAACGCCATTGCCGTTTTGTACAGCGTCCAAGGAAACATTGTCAACAAATATATTTGCGTTTGACTTTTCAATAGAAAATCCACCAAGTTCTTTATATTTCCCAACTTCGCCGACCGGCTTCCACAATACATTGATATTGGACAAGGTACCGTATTCGGGTTCCAATCCGCCCACCTCAAATTCTACAAAAGACTTTGTAACTGGGATGGAAACCGTGGAAACCGGAGCAAAATAACTACAAGTCACGTTACTGTGTCCGTACAACCGATCAACGTTATACGGTTGCAGGGTATTTTCCAAATCTGTATAAAAAACATTGAATTGCAACGGCGGGTAAACTTCGATACTTGCGGTATTTATGACCTTTAAAATAGAAGCGGAATATTGCAGTCCAGTCAATTGACTTATATCCGTGTAACTTGCTGGCAAAGGTAAACTAATATTGTTAAAATATATAGTCCCCCCTTGCATACTTGCGCTAAATTCAAAATTCGTAGAACTTACAATTGTAAAGTCTTTTCCGGTGGGAATTTCCACAGTATTTACAAGCAACGACGAACTAACAGGGTTTGGTGTTTTTGTCAGTGTTTCCGTAGATTCGACGCGTTCAAACGTCAAATTATCCACAAAAAATTGACGTGGTCGTTGTCTGGAAACCACGTCAAACACACTCTCCCCGTTGGCTGCAATGGAAGTTAATCTACTGTTACCAGAATTTGTCTGTTTTGTATATTTTTTTAATTCCGCATATTTGACCTTGGGCGGTTCTTTGAACGCGACCTGCGTCTGGACAATGTGTTGAGCGTTTATATTGATTTCGTCAACGTACAAATAAGTCTGGTTGTTCCACTGTGCATTTAATACACCGCTTGCGTAAATTGTACAGGTGCCGCTAACGTTTTCGTCGGTAACGACAATTACCAAATTCCGACTGCCATCGGTGTTTACAATTGACGAAATTTCCCATTCCAAAGCAAGGCCATTACCATCAATAAAATCAAACAATATTGCGGAACCAACCTGCAAAGCAGAACTTTCCCGCAAAAATACCTTTACTTGGTTTTTTCCGAGGTTAAGTTCTTCGGGAAACCGAAGGTCAAATATATTCGTAAAACCACGGGAAACGATGTCAAATTTACTTTCCCTTAATTTGTTGTCCATTCAAGTCAAACTCCATAAAAAATACTAATTTTAAACCGATATGTGCGAATAACCCTCTCGTTTACCAATCTTTAAATGGCCGTCAACCATGTCGCGCATGGTATCAAGGTGCGAAACGCAAATAATAAAATCGTGGCGTTCTTTTAAATAAGTAAACAAATTGCCAATGGCCATGATATTCCCGTTGTCAAGTACGCCAAACCCCTCGTCAATTACCAAGAAATTAGACTTCGGCAAATTGGTCAATTCCACAAGACAAGTCCTAAACGCCAACGAAAGTATAAATCGCTCCATACCGCTGGTCAATTCCACGGGCCAGAATTTTTCAGTTCCACGGTCGTTGTAAACTATATTCGCAGTTATATATTTATCTGCTCCAGCCGTCAATGAAACCGTGAAGTCAACCATAGAATTTAAAATTTGATTGACCTCCCCTTCAATCACAGGGATGATTTGTTCTATTATTTTATACGGAACGCCGTCACGACCAACTGCCGACTGGTAAAGGTCATAAATACGGTTCATTTTTGAATAATGTGCGTATTGTTCAAGTTTTTCTTTGACGCCTTCGTATTTTAAATTCAGTTTTTCCAATGCCACTAATTGGCTCCTGTATTTTGTTTCAAGTCCGTTTATTTCCATTTCCGCGTTTGTAATTTCCGCGTTTAATATAGAAATTTGCGTATTTAGTTTATTATTGGCGTCAATTTGTTCTTTGTGTTTGAAATACAGCAATCTATCATTATTTATATTATCCTCTTTGTTTTTTAACGCATTTAATTCGTAAACAATGGTTTGTTGCTGCCCGTTTAGTAATTTTATTTTATTGTCAATTTCATTACACTGCGTTATTTTTGTATTGTAAATTTGGTGTTGGTTTATTTCCGCGCCTATGGATTTTACTTCCGTTTCGATTATTTGTAAATTTGACTTTGCGGTGGAAATTTGTTCCTCCAACGCAGGAATTTTGGCAATGTCCACCAACGCATCCCTTACAAAAGCATTGTTGGCGCAAAACGGGCAATTTGGGTCGTATTGGTGCGTTGAAAGTTTTTCTTTGTGTAAAATACAATG